CTGTCCGTTGACAGAGGTTACAAGATTTGACTGGTCGATCTTTTGCCAGACCGTTCCATTGAACATTAACCAATCACCAATCTGCCAATCGGTAATACCGTCCAGATTAGTAGACCCTGCTGTGGATACTACATAGTAATACCCATTTGTTCCTACACCAGAGGCTAATGTAGGCGTATTGGTGGTCGCGTTCCAAGTTCCTTGATACGAAAGCCCTCCGGCTACAGATGCCCAAGATAAAACCGAACCGTTTGTTGTTAAAAACTTTCCAGAATTTCCAGTTTGACTTGGAATTAGATTGTCAATCTGAGTTTGTAGGCTCGCCAAAGTATCAATAACAGTTTGGCTAGTACCACCGCCGTTAGAAATAACTTTAATCTTCTCGGCAAGGTCTTGAGCTACAACTTCTCCAACATTGATCTCTTTTCCAGACGATAAATGAATAACAAGACTGCCATCAAAATCAATGTGAGCATTAACTACAGAAATACCATCCTGTCCATCAGCGCCGTCTAAGCCATTTTTACCGTCTTTTCCGTCACGACCTGGACGACCATCTTTTCCTTGCTTACCGTCTTTCCCATCTTTACCATCTTTACCATCAATACCATCACGACCGTCTTTAATGGAAGCTACTCGTTTTTCAATAGCATTTCCAACATCGTCATAACGAGAGCGAATGTCGCTTTCAATCTTTTTTAACGCTTGAACTACTAAATCAACATTTTCTGCAATTTTACGTTTTTGAATTTCTTTGCTTTGAGCTATTGATTTTTGAACAGACTCAAGAACGGCCATTTTCTGTTCATCATTAAGTTCATCTAAATTTGGCAACAAACTCATTTTAATGCTCCAGACAGTTGCTCAAGAAAATCATTTTCTACTGAACGTAAATTTTCCTGCTTATTTGCCATTTGAAGCTCGACAATCTTAGACTTATTCTTAATGTCGGCTTCTTTTAACATTAACTCAGCGATCTTGACTCGTTTATCGAATTCTTTAGAAGCTAGATCGTCAGAGGTAGGAAGGTTTTTGGTAACTGCTGCCATAGTCTTAGCTTCAATCTCTTTAGGCATGAGTTGAGCTTCGATGGCAAGTTTAGTAGCTTCTGCACGATTCTGTTCTGCTTGAGTAGTATCGACAGCGATTTGTGCTTGTGCAGCTTGAAGTGCGAGTTGTTCTTTCGCCATCTGAAGTTGCTGCATCTCAGGATTAGGCTGAGACATCTGTTCAAGAGTGGCAATTAACTCATAGCGATTAGAGAGACTAGAATTAGCCAGTATGCCTTTGAGAACAATAGGCAGAACAGGCGTGTTGGGGCCAAGTGTTTGTAAAAGTCCAATGAGTTGTTGTTGTTCATATTCCCTAGCAATAATACCCAACGTAGCAGTTGGAATGAATTTAAAGTCTACAGACGGATACCGTTCAGGGTCAAACTGCATGTACCTATAAACGGCTTTTTTGATAAACGGGATTAAGAAATCCTCTTGGAAGTTTACCAGAGTCCGTTTGTATTTTTTAATAATAGTCGCAACAGCAAGAGACATTGACTGACCATCCCTTGCAACTTGAGACACCATACCTTGAGAGTCTAAAGTACCAGTGGCTTGTAAAAGCATCCTCTCAAAGTCTTTAGCGGTAGCGATATTATTACCGTCGGTGTTACCAAATTTGAACGGATATAAGATCTCACTAGGAGCGCCGTTAGTTAAGATTGCTTTACCAGGCTTGACTTCAAACTTCGCACCTCGCGGAAGCCGAGTAGCGTCCATAGCAATCATTGGAGAAGTCGTTAAAGCCAGAGAATCTAAGTGACTGCGGATTTGCGCGTCAATAGCTTTCTGCATGTTATAGGCTTTTTCAACAGTACCGCGACCTAAGAGCCTGTTCGGTACGGTGTCATCCTGATAACAAAGGACAGGACGATCTTTCATCATGTACGGAGATTCTTCAGCTTTTAAAAGAATCCCGTCATTAGCAATAACAACAATCGCTTCTACTAAATTGTCGTATTCGTCTTGTACTGAAGACTCAGGGAATAACTCTACGACTTCTTCTTTTCCAGTTAAAAGCTCTTTAGGGACTAAACCGTAATAAGTTAAGAGTTTTACCTTATCATCACGATACTGCACGACTTCTTGAGTCGGCTCTAACCTATCGTCTTCAGCGGAAGTGCCAATGTCTACTTTTTTATAAATACCGTCTTCCTGACCTTTGACGATTTTGTGAATTGAGACATACTTTTCAATCGCAACACCTAAGCAGTCTTCAATAGACGTACCATTAGGGTCAAAAAGGAAGTTTTTAGGATTTACAGGTACAATTCTTACGCCAATTCGGTCTTTTTCTACTACACCGATAGCGGCTTGTTGTTGGCCTGGGATCTGTTGTGTAGCAGGTTCAAAGGTTTTATCAGTGACTACGACAATCTCACCAATACCAGTACCATAGATTTCAGCCATTAACTCGATCTGGTCAATAGCTTTACGAATTTTGTCTAGTTTGAAGTCTTCATTGAGTTGATTTTTAATCATCTCAACGTCTAACGGGTTTCCGTTTACGTCTTTAATATCGTCTTCAATGTCAAAGAACTCACCTTGACCGAAGATTGCTTCCATAATCTCCGCATGACGAGTCTCTACGGCTTGTTGGGCAGCGGGAGTCACGATACGACTCCTCTCTGAATCCCTCATACGATCTTCTACAGCCCATTCACCACGGAAAATACGTTCGTATTCATCCCAAAGGTCTAAGTAATTGGTGTTTCTGTAGTCTCGCCACCGATCACAATGGTTTACTACAAAAGCAACAATCTCTTTATCTTCCTCAGAGGGTTGCTCAAAGATATTTTCCATATTCAATCCTCATAAACCCGCAATTATGTCTATAGGCTCCCAATCTTCATCCTCTTGAACAAAATAAGAGGTGACTGCCAGTTGATCCATGTAAGCCAAAGCGTCCGGTAGATCGTCATGAACACCTTTTGACGGAAACATCAATAATTGATCAATAAACTCGTCAAAATCTTCTTCTTCGTTTAAAACGATCTTTCCATGCTCAAACCTGCCTTGTAAAGCCCATATAATCCTATCGGCTTTTTTCTTATTACCATGAGTCAAGTCTTCAATGTGACAATATACATTATATTTTCGCATTAAGTCACTGAGATAGGGTAGGACTGCGTTCTTCAATGCACCCCTCTCAATACCTATGTGTACAGGTTTATATTCCTTCACACACTTGAGAATGTTAAAAGCTGTGTCTTTAATGTCCCAACGTCCATGTTCTATTTTTTTAACAAACCAAGTACCTTCGTCAGTGACTTTAACTACAGCGATAGCGGATTCGTCGAGCTTTTTATTGGTACCGTTTGACTTTGAAACGTCTTCAAAACCGGCTAAGTCGCAGGTAATAAAGTAAGATCCCTCTGGTTCTTTGCCATATTTGATCCATTCTTCTTTGAATAAATTACTTCCGGCGTTATCAAAGGAAGCCATGTACTCTTGTTTGAAAGCAAAGGTACTTAAGGTTTTTTTGGCGGATTCGATCTCTTTTGGGTCGATTAAAGGGTTGTCTTTGGTAGTGAAATGCCAAGACTTCCAGTCCTCGTCCTCACCATCCTCTCCTAACTTAAAGAGGTCGTAGAACCAATTACGTCCTTTTGGGGTTCCTATGAAGATCGCTCGGCCTTTTTTATCACTTAGAGACGCTCTAATGACTTGTTCCCAGGCTTCTTGTTTAATATCCGCTACTTCGTCCAAAACGGCGTAAGTTAAAGAAACGCCTCGTAAGGTATCCGGTCTGTCAGCTCCCCTGACATAAATCATGGCTCCATTCACTAGAGTAATGTCCATGTTATTAATATGGCTACTAGAGATTACGTCACGACCGATTTCCATTAAGACATGCCAGATAATCTGTCGTGCTTGGCCGTTAGTAGGAGCGACGTATAAAACAGCACTACCAGCAGGGCATCTGAGACCTTCTATGAGTAAAGTAGTCGCTGCGAGACGGGACTTACCACACCTACGTCCAGCGGCTATGACCTTAAATCGAGCTTTGTGTTGGAAGACTTCTTTCTGCCAGGGGAGAAGGCTAAAGTTTAAATCAGCCATTATATTGTGCAACCATAATGATATTTTCTTTTGGCTATCAAATACGCCTTTTTTGCATCTTCTATTTTTTCAAATGTTCCCAAATGAATTTCTTTTCCATCAACAACTATTCTTG